CCGATATTATCGGGTGATACACAGTATCCTCGCGTCCTAACCGAGACCCATGTTAGAGATGCTAACTCCCGTTAGCCGCACAGTAGATGGTTTCAGTAGTCAGGGTTGAGTCACCCAATGGTAGAAAGGCTAGCACCCTAACTCTATCAGACGAAATAACCCTACCCTGTGCGTAATCCAATTTATTAAATTGAGAAGCTACAATGAATATTAAAGATAACTTTAATACTTTTGTACCTTCTGACTCAAAGGGTCGAGACCCTTTAAATCTCGTACGACGGGTGAGATCACCATTTAAAAAGAGGATTAAGGTCTCTATGTATCAGCGGAATATCCTTAGGATAAACCGTATTAAGGTGTTCTTGTTTATTATAAACAAGCACTTTATGACACATGTGGACTTTAATCGCAACTCTTCTTATGTGGTGGATCGCTTTATGACGATGTTCCAGAGCAGGGGGCTTGGTTTTACACTAGCTTGGTTTAAATTAACCAGGTTAGCGTTCACCAGGTACCTGTCTGGGAATCCTCTATCCAATATCGATGGACTTACGTTAGACTCCCGGGGTTTACCCAGTTGACTAAGTGATAAGATTCCTAGCGATATTGACCATCACTGTGCTCGTATGTGACTGACTCTACTTTCAATAGGTAGGTCATTCAACACGGCCCCAGTGCTGGACACAAGCTCGATCACAGCCCCACTATCTTACAATTCGGAATATTTCTCGAATTGAGAGATCAAGTGGGCTGCTAAGGAGCTTGGTATAGAGTGAAAAGATTGGAAGTGGACATCCTTCCATCGTTCAACAAAGTCTGGACCAATCGGTCAGGCTTTACACTCTTGTCTACACGAACTTACCTTACTTCCTCTCTCCTTAATGGAGAGCCTACTTTTAGTAGGAGGAAAGAAGCTGAGTTGTATAGTAAAGAGCCTATTGAATGATGGAGTGGATGGGTCTCCTAGTAACAACTTCTATAAGTTTTACTACGAAACCTGACCACTACAATCTTCGTCTTCATACGTCAGAAAGCTTTCTTACTTCTCTGATAAAGAGGGTAAGACTAGGGTGATTGCAATCATGGATTATTGGTCACAAACCGTTCTAAAACCTCTTCATGATATCCTTAACGGATTCTTGAGGGGTATAGAGTCGGATTGTACCTATAATCAGGATCACTTTCACTCAATACTTAGCAAGAAAGGTCCC